GCCAACCGAATAATTCCTGCTTGCTGTTGCCGTGGCTTCGACCATTGCAAGCATTCCCTGAGTATCAGCGACATCACCATCTAAGTCACTTAATTGGCGATTCAACTCACTCAGCTCAGCCCCGACAGTGCCCTCGTTATACTCCTCCGAACTGTCAAATCCGACGTCACCGGCGCCCAGGTTGACCGCTCCGGTCTTGCCGGCGACCGACTGCACCGGCGCCGTCTGCAGTGCCGTGTCCGCCTTGCGGAGGGACTGCTGCACATCCTGCGCCAGGTCCGTCTTCGGGATCCCGTCTGCCGGTTTGCTGTACGTCCCGAGCCCCAGATCGGACGCGCTCTGATTCCCGGTCAGTGTGTGCCCGTTGATCCGCGGCCTGTTGGTCAGCTCGTCATAGTCTCCGGTGCTTCCGCCCTGGCCGTCCATCACGTCGAATGTCTGCCCTTGAGGATGATCTTCATCTGTGATGGTAACTCTGTGACCGCCTTCGATTTCTGTGATAGTTACCTCCGGCGAGTATCCGTCTCGGCCTTCCGCCCGGATTTCCGTGTTAACCCATGTCTCAGTCTCCGCATTCCAGACGTACCAGTATCCGTCCACAATCTTCGGATAGTGCGTTACCGCTGCCTCGGCTCTCCCGACACCGGAATTCAGCGCGGCAATCAGGCTGTCGGCCTGCGTCTGCTGATCTGTGTCGAGTTCGATGTCCGTCCGCTCTCCCCGCTCATCCGACGGGATCGTGATGTCGTACCGTGTCTGGACGTCGCCGCCGCTCCCCGGAATCACGACGTACACCAGGACGTTCCGCCCGTCCCGGAAGAACTTGTCCGGAATCTCCACGCCGTCCTCCGCGGTGCCGATCATCGTGAGCGTCGCCGTGTCTCCGACGTTGCAGATGTCCGCCTCGTAATACTCCGGCACGGTCTCGCCCGAGATCACGAGGATCTGTTTGACGTCGTACTGGTAGTTGATCGGGTCGAGCGTAATGTGCCGCTCTTCCCCGAGCTGTACATGAACTTTGTTGTAGATCAACTCAACCACTCTCCTTTGTTTATGGCAGCAGATAGACTGCTGTGAAAATATAATTGGCATCCGCGCTTACTGTTGACGACACATCGATTACACCATCACTTCCGACTGTACAGTATGATGTCCTCGTTATATTTCCAACCACTGCGGCCAACGGTCTTTTCCCTGCGACTATAGTTGCCCAGGTTGTCCAGCTACTTGTAGTTACAGCCTGTACTACATGAAATGAAGCTGTAACCATAGCAATCTTTCCCCATGCCGCGTATGTTGCCCAGTTACAGGAAAAGCCTGGTGCCATGACAAAAATCTCAGTCGGGTCTGTGACCACAGTCACTCCGCTCTGCCCGGTGCCACCCTTGCTGATCGGTACGGTCGGAAGATCTGACGCCGCCAGCGCGCGGAAGGACGGCGCTGCAGCATTCCCTGAGCTCGGCCCGGCGAAGACCCGGTTCGCAGCTACGGTGGCTGCACCCGTCCCGCCCTGTGCGACGGTGATCGGCAGGGCCCCATTCGTCCCGAGACCCAGCGCCCACCTCCACGCAGCAGGATGACTCATTGCGACCGATGCTATGCCGGTCTCTCCCATATACATGCCCAGATAATTATAGACGTTTTGCCCGTCTACATAATTGTCCGCGTACAGCTGGAGCCCGGCCTGGCCCGCGGGCGTATAAGCACCCAGTATCCGCGCAAATGATTGTTGTAAGGAGTCTCGGAACCGGAATCTGTGGGTGAGCTGTGTCGATGCAGGTTTTGTTCCGAGTGTGATATTAGGATCGTCAATTGCAAGATCCGAGTCCGCCATCCTGAGAATGCCCGTCATGGTGTCGCCGCTGCGGCTGACCTTCCCGCTGTCCTGATTCGGCATTCCGATCCGTCCCATCACGATATAGGTTCCGGAATGCTTCATCACGACGACTCGATCTCCTGTTCCCGGTGCATCCGCTCCGGTATTCAGCATCTTGTAATACTTGCTCATTGCCGCGTCCTGGCCGTCAAGTTGGATGCGGATCCCGTTTGTCTGGCTGACCGCCGTAACTGTCCCGAGCAAAAATTCTGCGCTATCCAATGCTGTACACCACCTTCTCCAGCTCATGCGTCATGATGCCGCCCGGGCACAGTTCCATCGTCCATCCTTTTTCCGTATAGATGCCGACATTGTTTTCCGTCTGTAGCGCGATCACATCCCGGATCCCGAAGCCTGCCTGCAGCTGTGTCTTGACCTGGACCTGTTCGATGGTCATCATGCTTTCTGTGACCTTCTGGTTTGCGTAGGCCTGCAGAGCCGTCTGAGAAGCGATGTTCTGCAGCTTCTCAACCTTGACGATCCTCCGTCCTCTTCTCATAATGGAAAATGGGCTTTCCGGATTCGTGTTCTCCGCCACGGCCTTCATCGGTGCCGTCTTGTCCGCGTTGGAGCAGATGCAGATGTATACATTCGGCACGTCGTAAACGTCCGTGCTCCGCGCGATCTGCGGCTGGATGCTGATAATTCCGATTTCCTTTTGGTTTCTTGGATCCGGTTTCTTTTCTGTGAAGATGTGCTGGACGTTTTCCGCGACCGGTCTGATCTTTGGCATCAGGATTGCCGCGCCGAGTGCGTCGAACCACACATCGCTGTAGTTGATCTCTTTCAGCAGCGCGTTGACAATCTCGAGGTTCGATGTTCCGACCTCCCAGTCCTCCCGGTCTTCCGTCAGCACGGAATCCGTCTCCGTTCTGGAAACCAGTTCGATTCCCGATTCCACAAGAAGTGATTCAATTACGTCGAGATATGGCGTCCCTGCGCTGTAATACGGCTGTGTCGTTTTCCTGCTGTCCCTCACGCGCCAGGTTCTGTCGTATGCTTCGATGTCTACGGTTTCAAGCTGCCCTTCCGTGTTTGTTTTCACCGTCGACACAAGAATCACACCCAGGCTTTTCTCCTCACCGTCTCTGATCAGCACGGGCTTGATCTCGTCATTCATCCAGTCGATTTCGACGTTTCTCCCGTCCGCGTCCTTCCCCTGGGCGAGAAATGTCCCTCTGAGTGACATTTTGATCTGACTGCCGCTGTCCGCCCGCATGGTCGGAACGGAATTGCCGTAAGGATAGATTTCGGCAAACTCCGCTCCGTTTCTCCTGACTCGGAAGCGGACTTCTTCACTGACTGTCATCGAAGTCCTCCCAGTCGATTTCGTGAAGCGTAAATTCATACGCCCTGTAATATGTCTTCTTCGCTGTTTCTCCGTAGCTTTCCATCACGGCGGTGCAGCATGTTCCGTCTCTGATCTTTGCCACCACCGGCTCTGCGGCAAGCCTCTCGAAACGTTCGTACAGTTCTGCCTCCCTGCTGAGGATAACGGCTTCGCAGGAGATAGTATGGTCTCGGAACCTGCTCTTGGTCAATGTCGGGTAGTCGCGTCCCGCGATCCTGTTCAGGTGCGATTCCTTTGCATACGTGTGTTTCGGTTCTTCGCTTCCTTTGAGCCTGTACCGGAGATTGACCTCTGTCAGGCCGTCCGCGGTCGCGAGATAGATATACTCGACGGCGGTCGTCGCCTGAAGCGTTTCACTCCGGCTGTAGTTTCCATCCGAAAGCCGGTTAATGACGGTGTACTCGTGTGTTCCGATGGATAACCGGTCGACGAATCTCATGTTCTCGGTGCGACCGATCATCTTCCCGTCGCGGTAAATGTAGAAATCCGTTTCCGTGTCGCCTGCCTGCCATTCCAGCGTGACATTGATGTCGGCGTTTTCCTGCAGGCTGATCGGTTCTCCCGGTGTGTTTTCGATCGATACCGTCGTCTCTTCCCACTCGCTCCACAGGTCCACCGTCCCGATAATCCGAAGCCTGATCGTGTGCACACCGTCCCGGAAGTAATCCGGCACTGCGAACTCTTTTTCCGAACCGGAATACGGTCCATAGGTCACTCCATCGATTTCAAGCTGGAAGCCCTGCTGGTCATTTGCCTGCCACCGAATGAGGGAAAACGGCACGTTGGAAGCCGTCAGAGCCGTGATTGACGGCGCGATGATGCAGACAAACGACGCGGTGCTTTCCGGTCCCGCAACGCTGTCGACGTTGTAGGCCTGCACACGCCAGTTGATTTCGCCCGGCTGGAATGTTCCTCCCTCGACTGTGTATTGCGTGATCTCGTTATTGGTGTCGATGATGGTGTGCCAGTGCTGCTCGTCCTCAGTCGGCAGCTTCCACTGGAGGATGACCCTGCTCGCTGCATAACCGTCCGCCGTTGTGATCGTCCACTGGAATGTGATCTCTTTTGATCCGTCCACCCCGCTGTTAACCGGTGACTTTACGACAGCATAAGCCGTTGACGCGGTTGTGCTGAAACTGTAGACGCTGGACTGCGAACTTGTTCCGCTTGCGTCGGATCCCGAGATGTACCACTGGATCTCGGACGCCACCGGGAAGGTGTTGGCTGGAATCGTGACGCTTGTCGTGCTTCCGGAGGCCTCAACCTGAGTCCAGCTGCTCTGTCCCTGCACCCGCCAGTACAGACTTGCCGATCCCTGCGGGATGCTGCCGCCTGACGCCGCGAAGTACCAGCTGAAGGTTATCGCGTTTCTCGGATTGGTATAGCCGGAAGTCGGACTGCTCTGCGGCGTGATCTTGGTGGTGGATGTTTTGAAGTTCTGGACGGAAGTGGACGAGCTGTGGTTTCCGATGTCAACGGCGGTCAGATACCAGTAGACCGTCGCATTTGTCGGGAACGTGAGCGCTGGGATCGTGACCTGCTGCGTATTGCCGGAGATGCTGATGGTTCTGTATTCTTCAGAGGTTGTCAGCCTCCAATAGAAGATAGCAGATTTTTGAACATAGTCCCCGGATGAGCTGGCAAGTTTCCACTTGAACGTTATATCAGCACCCGAGTATACATCATTCCCGGAAGGATAAATGGTGGGAGTGACCTGCGGGGAAACCGTTGTAAATGTCGTTGCGCTTGTGGATTTTACCGTGTTGTCAGCCGCAGTAACACTGAGATACCACTGGATGGTTGCACCGGTCGGGAAGGTGTTCGCCGGTACGCTGATACTCTTGGTGGCCGTGCTGTTGGTGATCGCGTTATACGTTGCCGCTCCCTGCACACGCCAGTAGAGAACGGCTGACTTCTGCGTCGCCGCTCCCTGCGAATTTGCGAGTGTCCAGGCAAATGAGATCTCGTTCAGCGTTCCGACGTTCGATCCGCTCGGCGCGGTTGTAACGGCAAGCGTATAGGCAAGTGTCTGGAACGTTGCTGTCGTGCTTGTCGATGCCGTCCCTGTTGCGTCAACGCCTCTGAGATACCATTCAATTGTCGATCCCGCCGGGAATGTATAGGCAGGGACGCTCAGACTCTGAGTAGTTCCGCTCGCCGCAATGGTATTCCAGGTTGATGCACCTTGCACACGCCAGTACAGTGTTGCCGATTGCTGTGCATAGTTCCCGCCGGTGCTGGCGAAGTGCCATGTGAAGCTCTTGGCCGTCCGGTTGTCGACGCTGTTTCCGCTCGGATAGGTGTCCGGTGTGATCTGCGTCGCGTATGTCGAGAAACTGTAGACGGATGTCTGAGTTGTTGTGTTGTCCTCGTCCGTTCCTCTCACATACCACTGAATGGTCGAGCCTGTCGGAAAGGTGTTCGCCGGAATCGTGACACTCTTTGTGTTTCCGGAAACCGCGACGGAATGATAGTTCGATTCCGTTGACTTTTTCCAGTAGAATGTCGCAGAAGTCTGCGCCCACGTTTCGTCAGCGCAATAGTCTGAATCAGAGTTTTTTACATAATCCCACGAGAATGTTGTTGCCGCTCCAGAGCTTATGCTTCCAGATGTTGGTCCGCTCTTATATGCAACTTTGCTCGTGATTTTCGTCGATTCGTCATAGGTGATCTGCAAATATGGTCTTGTCGTTCCGTCTGCCAAAACAGCTTTAAGACTAACATCCGTTATATTGTTTCCACAGCTCGCATCAAGATCTCCTCCGTTTGCCAATAGACGTACTGTTGAACCTGGGGATATCTCGCCTCTGTTATTGCTGTTCTCAGCTATCCATACCTCTTTCGGCCCTTCGAAATACTGATCTGACCCATATAGGCTGTCATAGTACGTTGGTGCGCTATAGTCCGGTCTGCTATTGTATGTTATACTGTTAATATCACGCGCTGCCATGTAGTCGTAGATGAATATATCAAAATATTTCCCGTAAGTAGCACTGGCAGCAGAAACGTTGGCATATACTCTCAGTTTTGATGAAATTATTTTATAGCGTCTTAATGAACTCGAAATATTACTAAATCCAAGTGCAAAATAGCGTCGTTTGCCTGAAATTCTTTTTACGGAATACCAGTTCGTTGTATTTGGAGTTTCGTGCGCCCCAGCACTTTCTTCTTTTAAGTAAGCAAATTTATTCGCATATACATTTGTAGTCCTTGCCATCTCACGCCATCCTCGCTCTCACCTGGCGGCTCTGGTACCACTGCAGAAGCTCTTCAAGTTCTTCGATACCGTTGACCGTGATGTTGTAGGTGTTCGTGCTCGCGCCCGCCGCTGCGGCCGGTTCCGCCGCTGCCGCGAAGGTCGGGCCAAGGCTGAAGCTCCTCTGAATCTGATCGGTGATCAGGTGCTCGTTGTCCCGGATTCCCTTGGCAAACAGCTGCATCATGTCAGGCGCGTAGGTGTGGAAGTCGCTGAGAGGTCCTTCCTTCGGCTCGGAGAATCCGAGCATGTTCTTGATGCCCTGGCCGATGCTCCGGACCGTTCCCATCAGGCCGCTCATTCTGGACGTGATGCCGCCGACAAAGTTCTGGATCAGATCCGCGCCCCACTGCTTTGCCTGCTCAATCTTCTCGTGGATCGCGTCCCTGATCTTCCCGAGCACGTCCCCGATGGCCTGCACGACGTCACCGATGCCCTGCAGCAGGCCCTTTGCCAGCTCCACGACCAGCTTTGCCCCGCTCTCCAGCAGCTGCGGCAGAAACTTCAGAATTGCCTCCAGCAGGTTTCCCATGATCGTCGGCACCTTCTCGATCAGCGTCGGCAGCGCCTTGATCAGGCCCTCCGCCACCGCTCCGATGATCTGGAACGCTGCGTCGATGAGCTTCATCAGCGTGTCCGGCTCCGTGAGTTTCTCCACGATGGTCAGCGTCACCTCCACCACCGCCGGTATCAGCTCCGGCAGCGCGTCGATGATGCCGTCAATCAGCGCAAAGAGGATCTCCGTGCCCGCCTCAATGATCTTCGGCAGGTTCTGAATCAGGTGCTTCGCGAGCTCCGTGATGATCGGTATCGCCGTCTCCGCCAGCTTCGGCAGGTTGTCGATCAGCGCCGTTGCCAGCGACTCGACGATGCCGAGTCCGATTTCCATAAATCTCGGCAGCTGTTCCGTCAGGTTCCCGAGCAGGCTGTCAATTCCCTGAGATATAAGACCAAGCCCGGCCTCATTGTTGCCGGTGAACAGCTCCGCGAGGCCGTCCATCGTCGTCTTGATTCCGGGCAGAAATTCTGATGTTAATCCTCTGGACAGTCCCTGGAACGCCGTCTGCATATCCTGCAGGCTGTCCTGATATGCTGCGGCCGCCTTGACCGCTTCGTCCGACATGACGCCGCCGAGCTCGTGCACCCGGTCGCGCATGGCCTGGGTGTCCTCTGCCGATGTGTTCAGCAGGGCGCCGAGTTCCGTCGCGCCTCGTCCGAGCAGCTGTCCCGCCACATAGGTTCGCTGCGTTCCGTCCTCCATGTTCTGCAGGCCCGCGATGGTCCGCTCAAAGAGTTCCTGCTGATTGAGCGTCGCAAGGTCTTCCTCGGTGATCCCCAGTGTGGCGAAGGCCGCGTTTCCGCTCTCGGCCGCGTTGGCCAGCGTCTTCATGCTCGCCTTCATGGTCTCCATGCTGGTTCCCGAGTGTTGCATCACGGCGTCCCATTCCTGATACGCCTCCGCCGTCATTCCCATCTTCTGCGACATCTTGTCGATGTTGTCGCCGTACTGTGCGGTTGCCGACGCGCTCTTGACCACGGCCGTTCCCATCGCCACGGTTGCGCCCGTGACCGCCGTCACCGCCGTGACTGCGCCCTTCGCTGCGCCCCCGAATGCCGCGGACCAGGTTTTCCCGCCTTTTTCTCCCGCGCTGCCCAGTTCCCCGTCAAGCGCCGACGTGAGGTTGCTCCCCATGTCCTTGGTTGTCGGGACGATCTGCACATACGCTTTTGCAATTTCTGACATCAGATAAACCCTCCTCTTCTGAGGATCTCGTTTCGTGCGGCCTCGAAGTCTTCGCCGCTCTCAAATACCATGTGGTTCCGCTCCGGGTCCTTTCGTTCCGTCCCCGTCAGCGCCTCATACATCGACGGTGGCGGATTCTTCCCGTTTACGCCGTCTTCCGTCTGCCTCCACGCGATCGCTCTCACCGTGTCCAGGATGAGAGCCAGCATCAGAATCTCATCCGGATATTTTTGCCCGGTGATTCTTCGCTTCGACCTGGATTCCGCCGGCAGGCCGTCCGCAAGCGCTGCCTGTGTCGCCACCGGCAGCGCTTCCCAGTCAAACAGGTGATAGTATTCTGCGAAGTCGCAGATCAGGCTGTCCCTGTCCTGCCGGAAGACGGACAGCAGGATTATTTTTTTTTATCAGTCAGCTGCCCCAGCAGTTCCTGAATCTGGTCTCCCGTGGCCTTGACCCGCACCTTCCCGCTCTCATCCCGGATGCAGTCGTAGAAGTCCTTCTTCTGCTCCGGTGTCAGCAGGATGTCGCAGATTCTCGTCAGGCCGATCGGGTTTTTCCTCGTGTCCATCAGCTCCAGCGCGTCGAGAAACTCCATGTCGTCCGCCGCGTTCTCGTCGATGTCCGCCTCAAAGCCGCAGCTCAGTTTCACATGTGTCATGATCTGTTCCTCCGCTCCTCATCAGCCGCTCGAGGCGGCCTTGAGGTACTCGTAGTGGTACTTTCCGGCGCTGTCGCTGGTTGCCTTGATCGTGACCGGATACCCCACCGGGTCGGTATCGTTGTACACCACGTCTCCGATTTCGGTGATCACGCCCTTTGGAATGACGGTGCGCTTCAGGGTGCCGCCCTTGAGAATCATGTCGATGACCCAGCACCGTGCCTCATGCGCTTCCGTGCCGGAGGCAATCGCGATGCCGGCCGTGAGCGTTCCGGTCACGTTGTCCTTGCCGTAGAGCTCCTTGAGCACGTTGATGTTCATCATCTCGATGAAGGTCAGCTTCCAGGTCTCCGACTTGTCATCCTCCGTGACAATGACGGTGTCCCCGCCCCATGCCTTGACCTCTTCGGAGTTGACTTCCTGGCTCTGCGTCACGCCGTCTTCGGAGATGTAGCCCATTCCCGCGAATCCGGCCGGCAGCGCCGTCACGGCGTCCGTCGGCGGCGTCAGCGACGTCGCGCCCACAAAGACCGCTCCGCCGACTTTCGGTTTGCCGGTGGATACATAGGCTTCATTGTTGGTTTCGCCTGCCATATTGGTTTTCCCCCTTTATGCAAAATAAACCAAGTCGATCACGGTCTGGTACCGGTAGCGCTTGGTCCTTGTGTCCGTGAAGTTGTAGGTAGAATTCACTTCACAGCTGATGATGGAATTTTCCCGGTACTGGATCTCTCTCATGAGGTCCAGTACCTGCTCATTGAGTGCCGCCGCGTCCAGCATTGTCGGGCCGTAGCTCTGCACGGCCACGGTTGCGGTCCGCATCTCTGCGCCCCGCTCGCCGCCTCCGGTCCGCTCCAGGACGAAATAACGCTCCGG